CCTCAGCCACGCAGAAGAACTCTTTGTTGTTAATCTTAAATGTATCGCTGAGAATCTGAAGCCTAATGATATCATGGGTCAATTCATCCACATAGTCGAACCATGCAGTACGAATCTTACTTGTCTGAGCGAAGCTCCTTCGCCTTGCACCATTACTGAATAGATACTCCTCGCTCACTGCCGGGTATATTGGATTGAACTGAAGCACTCTCAACCTCTGAACAAGTTTGAAGGTAGTCTTTCCGTTGAATGTTTTGAAATAGAAGTCAAATGCGAACCCATCATTGTCAGCCTCTACCCAGTAGGAACAATCCCATGTTCCTTGAGTATAATTGACGAATGTTGTGCTAACCGTAGACACCGAAGTGCAACAATCTGTGACACGCACGTAATAACACCCACTTTTAGCAGAGAACGGAGTATTCGCTGGACTTATTAAGTCGGCAAGATTGAATTTCCATATCATCCTATCCAAGTCATAGGTGACTGGATATGTAGCACTCAAACTATCATAAGGCTTTGTGATAACCGCACCATTCACATTAAGAATCTCAAAGGTGTGTGCATAACACATCTCTTGAATTCTTATGTTGTAAATGATTCCATCGAAAAGACTGTTACAAGTCCAACTTAGCGGACCAGTAGGTGGTGCATGATTGTAATAAATTGTGTAGTCACCATTGCCACTGGCAACATATTTGACACCTGCTGAATTGTTAAAGTAAACCTCACCATCTGTGGAGTTCATTATGCTGAACGTAATCTTGTAGTTGCCTGCAAGGGAGACCGATGCTTGGGTTGTTATATTGTTATTGCTTGCATCATAATTCATTAATTGAAATCCATTGACCGACTCAACATATTGCCAATATCTGCCAGTTGTAATTGCAGTGTTTGGGACAAAACAAAAGCCTCCAGCAGTTAAATTGTAAGCTTTGATATTATTAATTGTGTAATCAGCATTACCACTTAGTCTTTGGTTAAAAATTAATGTTGGTGGTGATCCTGCTAAACTTGCACAAATAACTGTATACCTTCCATCTATATTGGCTGAACTCAATGGTGCAAATGCATTAGTTACAAATGCATCATTATATGTATTTGCAACAGTATTGACAAATCCCACTTTAAAAGTGGTATTGGGTATATTCAATGTTCCATCAAAACTGATTAGATATATGTCACCGGGTGTACCCGGTAATACTTGTGCAAGTCCAATGTTTAAATTTAAATTATCATTTGTTGCTCCATTTGTGCTTTGTGTCCAATAAGTAGGTATTCCAAGATTTGTACCAGTAGTTGTATCCCATTCAAACCAAACACCGAGAAGCAGTGTCTGACTAAGATCTCCTTCATCGACTTGGTCAATATATGAACTCCAATCACAATTGAGAAAATCACCGCATGGTGTATTAATCATCTGCAACTGCATGATATCATCATCTTGCATCAGTGGTGCATAAGCACGATCATCATTATTGAGACAACCATTCATTGATGATACCGCATTGGTATCAAATTGTATTGGCTGATTTGGTATATTAACTACCCCCATTTTGAGTTGCTTTAGAAGTTGTAAGTACGAACTCTGCCGTAGCAGTAGTATGGTTGTATTTCATTTGTTTAATCCATCCAAATCTCGGTTGCTGACCCTCCATTGCAAATTGAATTCTGCCAGTCGGATTTGCTAAAATTACATCAAATTCACTTTGGCTCATTGGATAATTGAATCGATGCAATTGCACTTTGAAATCATCCGGCTCAACATCTAAAAATACTGCTCCTACATTGGAATTATCCACGCACTGTAAATATGTGTTATTTTGACCATTCAAAATAGTGTATTCTTGCCCGGCAATAAAGAATCCCAATATTGGATAAGTATATGGATAACTCCGAAATCTGACAGTAACATAATCACCCGGATTCATTGAAACTGCGGTATTGGGTAGATTGAATGCGTATGTTGAATTGACCGCTCCTACATATTCAAAAATACGATCAAATATACCTCCTGGAGGAATAGTACCAGCAGGCAGTATCTGATTTGGAGTGTAGTATTCATATCTGTTTATGATGACATTGCTTGCATTGTAATGTTCCAGCCATACTTGATACCAGTTGTATGGATTTGGAACTGCAAATGGATTGCTTATTATTCCAAGTTGCAAAGTTATTTTGCTTGTAAAAGTAAAAACACCGTTGACTGGTGTGACATATCGAGCTAAAACAGTATCATAGTAATTCCCGAAATCATAAGCTTCATTGACTAAGAACCCTTGGTTGTCAGCAGGAACAAATGAATTCAGAATATTTGTATTGAGATAAGCCAAAGCCTCTCCATCATTACTATCAATATAGTAATTTGCAATGCTATTTGAAATATCTGATAAATATCGAATGCTTATATTTTGATTGTTCAAATTAGGATTGTAGTAAAATCTTGCAGGGGATACACCTAAGAAATTTGAATTTAAAGTGTCTCCAAGTATCGCAGTAGTAGGTGTTGATTCTATCAAAAATATATCATCATCATAATCTTGACTACCAAATGATACGCATCTCTGCATCACATTTGTACTTACAACCCAATCAGCAGTCAGGTCTAATGCTTGGTCTAAGTTGCAATTGCCAAGTATGTGAAACTCTTCTTCTTTATATCCAAAGTAATCTATTGACTCCGGGAAATCGCTGAATGTATCATCAACTGGACTGCCAAATTTGACCAGAGCATAGAGCTTCTCATTGTCGAATGAGGTGACTATTTCATAAATATTATCAGCCGTGAAAGTGATAGTGTTGTTGTATAAATAATCTAATGTTTCAATTCTTACGGCAGGATTTGTATATGGATTTTCAATTAATAGTATTATTGGAATTCTTTTATTGACTTCGGTGAATAATTCAAGAAAACTAAACTGCTGCCATCTTGCAACAGACCCACTTGGCACTACACCCCGCAGTCGCTCCCCAGTAGTGATGCAAAGACCCTCCCATGTTCCACCAATATCAAAGCTATTTGATATAAAAGATATTGAATTGTCGGTCATAAAATCAATAAAATATCTGAATGCTTCAAATATTCTACAAGATTGTACTGTTCTGACAACAGTAGTACCATTCAATATGTCAATTACATTTAAATCATAGTTTGCAGCAACTGTAATATTGCTTCTGTTTTTTGTATAAAGTCCCTCAAGTGATGTCTTGATATTTTTGTTGTTGTTTATCTTACTGAAAAAACTATCATCACTTACCTTGCAATTCACTGAACATCCACGCTCGTTGAACTCGCAATCACTTAAAAATATTATTCCTCTGAATATTAAATTCCATTGCTGATTGCATTCAATTTCGATTGTTACAACTACTTGACTGCAAAAATTCTGATTTATTGAAATGTCATACAAATAATCAAATCCACTATCAGCAAATTCAAGATTATATTCCTGATAAAGTAAGAATAAGTTTAGTTGATTATCACGCTTGATAGTAGTATCTACCTCCTCCCAGTTCTTAGGAGGGTCAATAAGATTGCCATCGAACTTGAATCTCATCATACTACTTGCCTCCTATTGTATCCCCTTGCAAGCTCGCTTGCGATGGCTTTGCCTACCGTCTGTGCGTTCTCTATCTGCACGGATTTATTCTTGCTCAAGGCACGGCTGAGTCCGTAAGTATCTACGCTTGCTACCACCGTGTCACGACCGATTCCGGACTTCCCTGCAAGGCGGTTCAGCACGTATGAGTTGATCTCGGCAGGACTGATTTGCTTGTTATAGATAGCCTCAAGAGTCGGATGATATGACCTATTCCTGTCAGCCGGGATGATTGCCTCGCCTCTGTGGACTATGGCGTGCATCCCTCCGTCAGCATCGAGATTGCCACCGCCTACATTCAGAGTACCTTCTTTGAACTTAGGTAATGGAGTGGCGATAATCTTGGCAAGGTTTGCTGCTGCAACAACACTTGCAAGAACTAATGCAGCAGGAACGGCAGTTGCTGGTTGAAATGTCAAAGCATTAACAAGTGCTTGTGCTAATTGAATTGTTGCACTGAAAATAGCAGCTTCTTTATCTTGTTTTGCTTGTTGAATTTTTAATTCTTTTAATCTTGCTTGATATTGCTCCTCTGTGATTATTCCCTTTTCTTTTTGTCTTTCTAAATCATCAATTTGCTCTTGATTTGCTTGTCTTGCTAAATCGCTGATAAAAGAATAAGAATCAGAAAAAAATTGAGCAGCTTCATCAGTTGTGTTTCTAATTGCATCACTTCTTTCTTTTAACTCACGCTCTGTAAAGAAAGGAATCTCAGGTAAATCAGTTGAATTCTTTTCTATGCTTGTGCCAATAACTTCAAAAATCTCATCAACTTTATTTTCCACTACTTGAGGTGATGGTAGTGGTATTATTTTATCAGCATCTTCAGCAGACCGTTGAGCATTCTGCAATCTCTTTGTCTGTTCTTCTTGTAACTTACGAGTAAGTTGTGCCTCTAAAATTTGCCGTCTTTGGTTTGATTTCTCACGAGTCTCAAGCAGTTTCTCCTCGTCAGCAATCTGTGTTTTTCCGCTTGCTATCGCAGCATTCAAAGCACGATTTATTGCTTTCTCCTTTTCAATTTCAAGACGAATCAATTCCTGCTCAGTAGCTCCTTGTGCCTTGCGTAGGTCAATTTGAAATTGAAGCTGACTAATCTGCTTATTCAAAGCTTTATCAAATGTTTCAAAGAACAAAGTCTGCGCAGCTTGCCTATCCTTCTCGGCTCTTGCATATCGTTTGTTCGCCTCCTCCGCATCCGTGATGGACTGCTCGACTGCTATCCATGCACCGACTAGCGCACCAAGAGCGACCACGATAGCACCGATACCAGTAGCAGTCAACGCAACGCTGAACGCTCTGGTCGCAAGTGTAGCACCCTCAGTAGCTGCCGTTCCTGCCACCGTTGTAGTGGTCAGCGCAGCCTGCGCAGCGGTAGTCAACCCCAGCACCACCTTAACATCCTGATACGCTTCTTTCAGTCCAATGATGGACTGCACCCCCTGCACTAAGTTCAACGCTCCTTGCAACTTCTGGGCGATACGCTGCACCTCTTCATTCTCTGCACCGAATGCCTGCACTGCTCCAGTGGCAATGCTGAACGCACCCACGACCCCCTGACTCAGGTTCGTGAATGCCTTGATCTTGTCTTCGGGATTGAGCAATCCTACCTGACGGTTCAAGTCACCAAGCTGGTCAGCCAGTTCACCTGCACGCTTCCTCGCTTCGTTTGCTTCCTTGCTGAACGGTCCGAATCTCTCCTCTACACGCTGCAAGTCCTCCTTTGCTTCACGTGCGCGGGTCCTCAAGCTCTGGAATCCCTTTTCTACGTTCTTATTGGTAGCCTCAAGGTCCTTGAACTTCTTGTTGACATCGCCAGCAATCGCACCAGTAGCCTCCAACTCATCGTTGGTCTTCTGAAGCTCGGTACTATCCGAACTAACTAAGACTTTTATTTCAGCCGTTTGCGCCATTTATCCCTGACCTTTGTACCTCTTGCGGTAGTTCTTACTTGACTTGAGCGCACTGCTGCGCTTCTTGCTATGTATTCCGGGTCGCTTCCGGCTCGGCTTGCGCCTAAAGACTGCTACTTGAGACTGCTTCGGCTTTGCCATAGAGTTCTTGAATCTGCTTGTTCTTATCCTGCATCATCTTCTGCAATTCCTGAATCTGCAACTGCAACTGCTCGATGTGAGCGAGTATGTCATAAACCTCAGCCTTCAAATCCTTAATCTTGTCGTTCATATCAGTATCAAATTTAATTCATTTATCACGTAATCAAAGATGATAGTATCATCTTCTTCCCACTGATTGACAAGTTCCCACGTGAGTTGGATGTTGCCATCGACAAAGGTAGGCTTGTTGATGACCGTGATTGGATTGCCGTCATAGTCAGTCTGCGGAATCTCTTCGTATCCACATAGGCAATAGTGGACCATACCGGGATTCATCAGGAAATCGTATTGAAAGTAGTTGTCTATGCGCAGTACGGTCATCGTCTTGACCTCACCATTCACCCAAGTCTGAATTGGTTGTATTGCTCTCTCGTTGTCTTGTAGTGTCATTATGCTAAAAGTCCAGTATTTCGTAATGCTCGCACCACTTGTGCAATCGTGTATCCATCAAAGGTATCTGTATCGGTAACATTCACGCCTGCACCAGTCACACGTGCTGCTGATGTAACTGCCGTAGTAGGTTGCACGATTGGTGTGGCATTCCAAAATCCAATCTTTTGCGTGGTTGCCGTTGCAATCTTGGTCCCAGTGGTGGTATCGAATCTCATATTGATACCGTCTGCCCAGGCAGTGTTCCCTCCGTCTTGTATTGTCCATCGTGCTACGCCATTATCCCTCGCTACGAATATGTCATAGGTTGCATCAGCATTATCACAAATCAATGCAGCATTTGCAAATGTAGGGTCAGTGGTATTTAGTCCGAAATATCCACCGCAGGATACTGAGTTGACTGCCGTGTCATTGCGTGCAATACCTACTATTCCGATATACTTAGCTCCGTTCTTGTTATTGACAGTAGTGTCAAGACCTACACGACCAACCACTCCGATGGATACGTTTCCAAGTCTGGCAAATCCTGCGCAACCGTAGTTATACCCAGTGGTGTTTGCCACTGCGGTATACAAGAATCCACAGTTGCCCGATGGCACTCCTCCTTGCACAATCACTCCTGCCGTTCCTGCTGCTGCGTTTGCTCCTGATACTGCAACTGTTGACACTGGACCAGTGTAGCCAGCATTCATTAGAACATCAAATCCTCTCTGCGGATACGAAGTGTTTGTTTGAGTTCCTGCGGTAGTCAGCTCAATATACATCCCACGTGGCAGATACGTATATGATGTCGGGAATGTTGCCGTCAGATGTATTCCGTAGTTCTTGGTGGTCTGTGCTAACGTACCAGCAATCACGTGCAACTTGCTCGATGGTGCTGCCGTGCCGATACCTAAGAGATTGTTCGTATCGTTGAAGAATAATTCAGCATTATCCTGAGTAAGAGTTCCGCTTGTGCCTGCAAACAATACACTGCCAGCAGTCATTGTGCTGAAGATCGGAGCAGAGCTGAATGTCTTAACTCCTGCAAATGTCTGCGCTCCGGTAGTCACCAATCCACGATTGGCTGCACTCGCATCAGGGATGTTGAAAGTGTGAACAGTTCCTACACTGCTAACATTAAAATTCGTTCCACTTGTGCCTACCGCAAAAGTCTGCGTTGTGCCAGTCAGAGCATTCAGCGATGTGATACCTCCACCACCACCCGGTGCTGCCCACGTGCCATCGGCACGCAGGAAGTTTGTAGTACCACCACCACTGGCAGGAGCAAGACCCTTCAATGAGCTTGTGAAGACATCAAGCATCGCAGTTGTCTGCGCAGTGGTCAAAGCAATCGGGGTCGCTGGCGAGCCAGTGTTGTTGCCGATGATACTATTCGCAGCAAGGTTAGACATAGATGCCAAAGCCACATTGCTCGCAGTCCATAGCGTGCCGTTATAGGTCAGCACATTGTTCGCCACCGGAGGCGTAGTGATGAGGTCCACATCATGAATCTCGTCCATCTCGTAGCCGTTCTGCACACGAACATATATCTGACCGTTGCCTGCGTTGGCTTTCTCTACGATTCCAATGTACACCAAGTGATTCGGTGCATACGGCTTGATATTCGTGTAAGACCCTGCCGTGTTGCCAAGATAAAGCGTATCACCTGGAGCATACATACCAGTATTCAACCCATCAATCACGCCTTGACAGATAACCATGCCGTTCTGCCCAGCACCTATATCCTCAGCAGCCAGTCCGAAGGTCTTGGCACTGGTAGCATCGCTCGTATTGTTGGCAAGCTTTACACTCGCCTTGTTCCCTACTGCACTTGCCAAGTAGACCGCCTGACCCTTCGTGATAGTCACTCCCTCGCTATTATGAACATAGGCGTGCATGGTCTGCCCGATGCTGCACATCACGTTAGATGTATTGAGCAAGTACGATAGCGCACCAGTGTTGCCTTGATAGGCTATCTGCCCTGCAGCCGGTCCTGTCACTGGAGTCAGATTGAAATTCACGAAGTCCGTGATGAGACCATTCGCACCCAAGTCTACGTTGGCAGTCGCACCTACGTATGGCACGTATCCACCAGTCGGCACTGCGTAGTTGTTCAAGATAGCATCGACCGCAGTCTTCAAAGCCGATGCACTCGCTGCTACCGGGTTCGTGCAGTCGTTGTAGTCAATCGCCCACTGCTGCCTGAAGTAGTTCTGCTCTACCTGATGAGCATAGAAGTACAAGTAGTCACCGAAGACCGCAGTCGAGCAGTAGGCTTTCTTGTAGACATACTCATCCAAGTCCACCGTCAGCTTGACGGTAGTGGAGGAATAGTCGACTATCGTATACGTTGGCATCAGGGTATGAACAATTTTACATCATCAGTTACTGCATTAATTAATATATATAAATCACCATATGGAGTACCAATCGGATCTCTATATTCAGCATACTCGTCTGTGATTGTCAGTTTATTGTGGTTAAACTTCATCTCTCCAAAAGTACCCCCTCTGCCATAATGCATGGCAGAAAACTTACGAGCATCGAAAAAATAATTCCAATAGTTTACAAGACCATTGTCATCTTCAATTATCAACTGTGAGATAAGAATAGTTCCTCCCAAACTTCCAGTTCCAACGTATCGTATATACTTAGCCATTATGCAGAATATTGAGCTATATCACTAATTGTATAATCAGCGAGAGACTTGGCATCTAATACTTGACTGCCACCGCCATCAAAAAATTCCTGATAACTATCTGTTATCTGAAGTTTATTCGGTCCGAACATTAACTCTACCATGCCAGTATATTCCATATCGTAAACACAAGAGAAGTCTTGCACATCAAAGAAAAAATTGTATTCTTGAATAGGACTACCAGTATCAATATCCTCAACCAAAAAGTTGCATTTAAGCAATGTATTCTGCAACTGTATAGCATCACTATATGTTATTCTTAATCCCATCAGTCTTTAGTTTTTGAAGTGTGTTCAATCAATAGTAAGTATTCCCACAGTGTGAGCTTGGTGCAGTTCACTCCGTACCGCTGGTTTAAGAGGGTACGCTGGATGAATCCATCTTCGTTCTGCTTGGCGAGCTTTTGCCCAGCACTTTGGTCAATTGGAGTTCCTCCATCTTGTCGATTACCGTCAAACAGATCCGCAAATCTTCCTCGGATAGCGTTGGCAAGGGCAGCATATCCTTGAGCTGCATCACGATAAAAAAATCGTTAATATCTGCCGCCTCCTTCCAGCGTGCTATCTTCTCCTTGCAGTATTCAGGATCATAGCTGTACGGTGATTCATTCTTGTCGAAGAACGCTACTGATGCAAATTTATACACGATTTCGCTGGTTGGCATCACCAATTCTAACCGCTCTTTCATGTTGCCGACCATCCTGGCGATTTCGCCCATGTTTATCTGCTTCGGGTTGTTGATGATCTTCTCGAACTTGTTGATGAACTCAAGCAGTTGGTCACGCGTCATCCGCATGTTCCACTCTTCGTACACCTGCAATGCCATCAACCCGCGCAGGCTGAAGGTGTTGAAGTAATCCTTGAGTCGGTAATACTGTACGCCGCCTGATATGAAGGCAGGCTCAATCACATGGCCCTCATCAAGCTGCCAATGTGAACCGCCGAAGACTTTAGTGCGTAGCTTCAGCCATGCGGCTGAAATAGTAATCTTTGATTTCGTTAATAGCCGTTTCAATCGTTCCATATCTTTTTGTTTCCGTGTTTATCAGTAACCATTGCCCATCCTTGTACAGCTTCACCTCATGCCCATCAGAGTGCTTCCACCGGAACGGCCTCCGCTTACACGCCGCACAGTAGCCTGCGGGATAGTAGCCAATGGTCAGCAGGTAGGCGTTTAGTTCATTCATCCGCTAACGTGTGACGGTAGATGATGGTGTTGACTGCTGCCAGAGCGCAGATGTAGATGAGCCATTGCCAGCCGAAGCCGTAGATGACCAGGTAAGGCCATGAGTGAACCGAAGCCATGCAAGTGACGCACCCACCGATGGGTTCAAAGCATCGCCCTAACCGCGTGCCGTAGCGCGTCACCGATTGCAACAGCATGCCCGGCTGGATGGCCAAGTAGAATCCGATAATGTAAAGACTGTTGAGCAGAAGCAAGGTGAGTAGTTCCATCATCCTTGAGGTGTTGTATCGGTGAATGTAGCAAATGTTAGGCGCATGCAGGTGTACTCAATTGTTCCATCCACCCAGCTCACCGGATCTCCAGACGCATCCAAGATGGTCACCGTGTACACGCTAAACGGAGTGAACACGCCTGCCGTGTTGGTTTGATCCCATGTGCCTTGACTGGCTGTGAACTCTATGTCTTGCATATAGGTGATGCCGCTTTGATGGTCTTCGATTTGAACCTCATAAGTTCCGTTCGGAATGGCTGCTTCGAAAATGATGCTACCGCAGTTGTCAATGGTCACATCTTGACAGGTCGGGCAGACCTCAGCTTCGACCGGGATGAACGGTGACCATATAGTTACAAACTCAGATGCAGTAGCTGCGGCAATAGCACCGCATTCCGTTGTAGTCGGGTCTTCCGTCCATGTCCATGTCCATGTGATGACTGTACCGTTAATCGTGTAGGCATAAGTTCCACCAACATAAAATTCAGAAACACCAAACCCTACAAATTGTGCTAAGGCATTGATGTCAGGAAATACCTCTGTAAAAGCAAATGGTACTTCACCACATTGATTATAAAAACCGATTCCGCTCTCCCACGGCCCAGAGCCGACATCCATTGTTAGTGTGTATGTGTATGCCATACCTCAAAGTTAGCACTAAAACAGCCTCAACCAATCGCGGTGGAAGGTCGCGCAATAGTATCGCCAGCAGTCAAGCAAGTCGGCCTTTCGCAGGTCAGTCGAACGATCTTTGATGATATCACCTTCATCGTCAACCTCAACGTATTGCAGGTCTTTGACGAGCCAGGTACACGATGGATCAATCTGCACCGGGTAGTTTTGAAGCAAGCTGTTGACAAGCACCCTTGTGTCCCTGATGGATGGATTGACTGCTGGTTGCCGCATCTGCGACCGCCCCAGGTTCAGCCGTGTCTGCACCACATCGTAATAGCCGTAGTTACCCGCCGTCAATGCGCTACGGTTCGCCCCGGTTGCGTCACCGGTGACCACCAAGCTTGCCTTCGGAAAGGATGCCACTATCTGGTCGCACAGTTGGTAGATGTCGCTATTGCGCAGGTAAAACTCCTTGATGACCTTGATAGTTCCATCGTAGTGCTGCACGGCAATGCAGGTAATCGGATCAACGTTGAAGTCAAAGGAAAGATAAACGGTCTGAAGCTGATTGAACTCGCAAGGCGTTACATGCTTGGTGGAATCAAAGGCATAGGCGAACGGATTATTCGAAACGCTCACATCCTCGGCCAATATCTCACACCGGAATGAGAGTTCATCCATCACCGTCCGCATGTTATCTATTTCGCTAACCTCTATATGCGGATTCTGGTACGATGACAGATTGAAGGATGCCCAATCGGCCTTGCCTTCCTTGCCGTTGATGAACAGCTCCTTGAAGTAGGTAGGCCCGAACTTGGGCGTTGACAGCACCCACGCATCGCCTTTGAAATCCATCAGCGTTGGAAGGATTGTCGTCTGCCACGCTTCCCGAAACTTCTTCGCCTTTTCGGCCTCGTCAATCACTACACGCGCATACTTGCGACCTCTGCCGCTGTCGGGCTTCTCCATAGACCAGAAGTCTATCACGCCGCCTGTAATCAGTCGCATCTGTTTGGTCTGCTCGTTCTTGGTATCAATCACCGGCGTAAGGATGTGGCGCAGTTCAATCCACACCTCTTCCAAGTCCTTGTATGTAGGCGCATAGTAGGCGCAAGGCTGACCGTCTAATGCCGTCTGAGGTAGCAGCTCATGCACGGCCATCGTGGTCTTGCCGAATCTGCGTCCAATCTTCAGCACGTTGTACCGCTTCCGGTCGGCCATCACTTGTTCCTGACCGCCGTGCAGTTTCTTCAGAATGACCTTTAGTTCACTCACGCACGACCTTGATGATAGTGCCTTCTCCGGCCATCTCTATGCGCTGTGTAGGCTTGCCGTACGCATGATTGAAAAGGAACTCGGCTGAACGGATGCAGCCCTTCTTCGCGGATTCAACCATCTTTTCGATAATGGCCTCGGCCTCGTTCTTGCCGTTCTTCTCCTTCGATAGGATTGCGGCCATGATGAGCTTCAGCTCTGGCACTTTAGTTGGCCTTCCCGATGGGTTACCGGATTGCCCTTTCTTCCACTTGTGCTTTTCTAAATTTCCAGGATTAGGCATGTGTTGACAGTTATGTCCGTTTACGTTCAATGCAAAGATAAGGCCGTTACATGCCCTGCATGAGTATCATCGGCCGCTTATCGGTAACATCGAAGCTTACGATTCCATTAGGCTCGGTTAGCGTGATGCCCTTCTTGACCGCTATCAATGCAATTGCGCTTTGATCATGCCGTGACCCTAAACAGCGCGGATCTTTGCTCTCCGTTTGATGTGTGTTGCGCCATGCTCCTTTGAACAACGGCATAGACGCTGCCCACTGTTCGAAGATGTCCACGCCGCGGGTATTGCTGAAGTCGAATCCTATCAGGCCGCTACTTACATGCGGTTGCTTCATTGCCTCGTCACGCGTGTACCCGAAAGCATCCAGTTGCCTATCACTACACCAGTTACCGTTGACCTGACCGCTATTATGCATAATCATTACACCATCGCGCCTGATGATGTCGAAGATAGGCGCGGGATTGTGCTGCACCCATCCAGAAGCATCCATCCATAGCACTATCGGATAATGCTCAGCCGCTTGCCGGATAATGTAGATTTTGAAGGCGTATGGTATCTGCAAATGTGTAGGGCATCCATCCGGGTAATCGTTTGGTGCAATCAGTTCATATCGATAAGGCTGCAGGGCTTCCCGCATTCGCTGCACGCCACGCGGGTACCATCCGCCCATTCCGAAAGTTGCAAAGCACTCCTTCATCTGGCTTCCGTCACCGCTTCATCGTACCGATAGGTGCAAAGGAATCTGTCGATATGGTGCGATGTGGTGGCCAGCTTATTCGCTTGCTGCGCCCAATCCCAATCCTCACCATACATCTTGTCGCTAAACCTACATTGCTTCGCGATCTCCGCCCGCCACGCGCAGGGATGCCAAGGTGGCCGGGTGAATCCATTCAGGTTCGGCTCTTCATTGTGCTTATGCCCGAGCTTGAATGTGAGCTGAAATGGCCCTATCTTGTTGATCATTACATGCTGTTTAAACGTAATTACATCGGCTGGCCTTCCGTCAACTGATAGCTTTACTCCTGCTTCAATCCCGTCAAGTAATCGCTTTACATAATCATCGGCCACATCATCATCATCATCCACGAAAGCTATATACTCGCCACGCGCGATGTCCAGCAGGGCCTGACGCTTGCCTCCTATCGTTCGCCGCTTGTTGTCAAATAGCACGAGGTGTTCCACGGGTAGGTTGCCGATCTGCCTGTCAATCTTATGGATGAGCGGAAGTAGATGCTGCGCTAACCGGGAAGGAATGGATGGCGTGCAGATGGAGAGCTTCACTTCTTATCTCTATTCGACATTTCGCAAATTAGCATAACGGCTACCGAACCGGTGACGCATAAAATAGCGATTAAAATAGCTGTTGTCATCCCTCTTCTTGTTTGATGATTCGTTCCGCCCATCTGAGTGCAGGCTCTCCGCCCCAGAGCAGATAGCTGATGGTTCCGCAGGCTTTAGTATCTGATGGGTCATAGTATTCCGCTGCCCGGCTCAGGTAGCTGTACATGCGCTTAACCGTCATGTACGTGATCGGCTGGCCTTGACTGAGCTGCTGCGCCCGCACCTTGCCGACTTGTGTCGCGCACTTGTTGCCGACCTCTTCGTTCAATCGAATGCCTCGCTCTGCCGCTTCACGTGCGGCTTGTGGGTAATCGGTGTAGGTTTTAGCCATGTCTCAGTAGGTCGTTAATGTGAATGGCGTTCGATTGCTTCCAATCAATGAATGCTGCTGAATCTCCAGAGGTTGATCCTTTCTTTTCTATTGCCTTTTCCATAAACAATTCATACTGTTCTTTAGGTAATAATCCTGGATTTCGCCAATAGGTATCTTCAATCGGTATATCAAAAGGTAAGCCCCAACATCTTTTCCTCGGTATCTCAAAGGTAATATCGCTCACCTTAACGCAAAATAAAGTTTCCGAAACGATGTAAGAGTCTTTATATTTATTATAAAGAAATTCATACTTTTTGCGTACAATCATTTTGCTATTGCTTACCTCAAGAAATACTGAATAATCCGTTAAAAACCTGTCAGGTGTCATCCTGACCGGAGCAGCTTTAGGATTAAGCGTTAAGGTTTTTACTTCTTCTTCAGTATAATGATTTTCAAATGAAGTCTTAATAAACTTGATACCATTTGAAATTAGGTAATCATCAACTTCAATTTCTAAGGCTGTGCCTTTTTCCTTGCGATTAGCAAATGCTTCTGCTTTTGTCATATCTTATCCTTTCCTCTATACTGATAGAAATACAAAAATTCATCAATGAAGGTCTGGTCGGTAATCAGCCCGGATTCCGCAAGCCTTAGCGAGTAATCCCAATCCTCGCCTTCGCTAATCGGTTTAAATCCGATCTCGCGGGCGATGTCGGTCAGCACCGGGTTAAGATGGTTCAACGGGCGCGTGTACACCAGCGAGCGCATGTACTGTTCCGGCTTCTCGCTGTACTTCAGACCAGCCTTATGCACGAACTCAATTGCCGTGTTGGTCTTGGTGGTGATGATGCCGCGGAAGCCGATGCCCGTTGGTTCTGACTTCAGCTCGTTCAGAATTAGTTGAACGTACTTGGTGCTGACGATATCATCGTCATCAATGAAGCTGATATAACGGGTTTTGCATAAGTCCAAAGCCAACTGCCGCTTCTCGCCGATGCTGCGCTCACGGTTATCCTTGATGACCATGATGTCTACCGGCTTGCCTTCCACTTGCGCGTCAAGGATGCCGCGTAACCGTTCGAGGAAATGTTCACGCCCGGTGACGGTGAGGATGGCGATTGTCCAGAGGTTGGTCATGGTTAGAAGTAATTAAGAACTGACCACACATTACGATGTGAATGAAGATTTCCGATTAATAAATGTTTAGCCTTTTGCCAGTTACGAAATGCATCATTCATATTATATTGACCACTATACTTACGATAAAATTCATAAACTCCCCATTCGTTTATTTGCAAATCATGGGTTTTTCCATTACTTAAAAAGCAAGCTCTTGCTTCTAATTGTTTGCTTTCTTTTGTATAAGATGTCCAATCTTCAAGACCTACATCTTCAAATAATCCTAATTGATTTTTGTTAATGTATCTTTCATTAACATCCCAATAACACTTTAATGAATCTATTTTGATTATACCAATGCTTTTCTTATTACTGTTTAGTTGATCAATAGTTGAATCACATAAACCGATTGAGCATAACATATTAAAAACTGAATGTTTTTTGTATTCTGCCATAAATAAAACATCCTTTTCAAATCCAACCCACCCTTCGTATTTACTATGAGATTTGAGTTTAAAAGATTCATATCTACTATCAAGTTTATTCTTTTCAACTTCCATTCGATACATATTCCATGCCTTCATATTTTTTAATGGTATAGGATATATCCTGACCATATCTTTTAACGTAGGTGAATAACCAAGTGAGCAGCTAAATAAATCACCGTATCGCTTGCTATGCTCTGGAATTGATCTTGCAAATAATATGTAGTCAATGGTATTAGCGTTCATCAACTAATTGTTTTAAGGTATCACAATGACAACGTAAAGGCGCACACCAACATCCAAGGGCTTTTCCTTTTAACTTATGCAGTTGATTGAGTAGGCTTCGTTTGAATGGAAGATAGTATTCAGCAAAGTAATTGCATACTTCATCTCGCGTTCCATCTTTATCCATCTCAAAAGGATTGCCCCAATCACTGAACCTATCAGCACGCATGAATAATCCTTTATTTTCTGCATATCGAATTGTTGCAAGGTCTGTTTTTTGATTAACTACAATAGTTTCACCTTTATCCAGTTTAGCAATTAATTCC